ATTTCTAATGGTACTGTAGGTAATTCTACTGTCACTATTAATGGTGCTGAGAATAGTACTACTTATTCTTCTGGGTATGGTATGATCGTAGAAACAACTACGACATTAAATACTTATACTTTCCATAGATTAGTTCCTAAAGCTACAGAAGTAACTACGGTTGCTGGTAAAGCTACAGAAATAGGTCGTCTTGGTACAGCAGCAGCTGTTGAAGATTTAGGAATATTAGGTACTACAGCGGTTGTCGAAGACATGAACTTGTTAGGTACAGCAGCAGTTGTTGAAGATATGTCATTACTTGGTGTCCAAGCTGTCATAGATGATATGGCTACTATTGCTGATACAAGTAATTTAATATCTAATATTGGTACGGTTGCAGGTATACAAGCTAATGTAACTACAGTTGCAGGTAACAGTACTAATGTAACTTCAGTAGCCAATAATATGGGTACTGTTAATGACTTTGCTGCTAGATACCGTGTAGGAGCTAATAACCCCACAGATAGTTTACATGAAGGAGACTTATTCTTTAATACATCTGCTAATGAACTAAAGGTTTATAATGGTTCAGCTTGGCAAGGTGGTGTAACAGCTACAGGTAACTTTGCATCCGTTACTGGTAATACATTTACTGGAGATAATAAATATAACGATGGAGTTAAAGCTAAGTTTGGCACTGATTCAGATTTACAAATCTATCATGATGGAACGTATGGCTGGATAGCAAATGGGACTGGGGATCTTCTTATAAAGAATGATGGAACTAACCCTATAAGAATACGTGCTGTATATAATGAAGAAAATATTGTTTGTTACGCAAACGGAACAACAGAACTTTACTATGACGGTACTAAGAAACTAGAAACGACTTCGACTGGTGCAAAGATTAGTGGAACATTACTTGATATAAATACAACTTCTGCTAATTCTGCAATCGTTAAGTTACAGACAAACGTCAATTCTTGTGAAATTGAAGGAAGAGTATCAGGCGGAGAAAATAATTTAGTATTAAGTGCAAATAATAGTGTTGATAGCTTAGTTATTACTGGTGCGGCAAATGGAACAGTAGATTTACCAAACGATAGTCAAAAATTAAGAATAGGCGCTGGATCGGATCTAAATCTTTATCATGATGGAACTAACTCATACATTGATAACAACTCTGGAAATTTAATCATTGATGGCGGTGTAAATACGCAATTTACTAATGTTCATGGTGACGATACCGCAAAATTTATAGCAAACGGAGGAGTAGAACTCTATTACGACAACGTATTGAAGCTAAATACGGAAAGTTCGGGTACAAGAATACAAGGACAATTAGTTCTTCCAAACACTTCAGGAGTTAGTTTATCTCTTAAAGATGGCGGTAAAGCTGTTTTCGGAAATGGAGATGATCTACAAATCTACCATTCAGGTTCTCATTCTTTCATCTCAAATACTACTGGAACTCTACAACTAGAAAATGCTGGTAATATAACGATCACTAAAGGTGGTACTGAGACTATGGCTCGTTTCGTTCCTGACGGAGCCGTAGAACTCTATTATAATAATGAGAAAAAACTAACCACATATTCTAAAGGTATAGAGGTACACGGTTCAGAAGGTGAAGATGCTCAACTTTATATATATGCAGATCAAGGTGATGATGATGCTGATAACTGGATGTTTACTGCTTATGCATCTAGCTCTAAAATGTTATGGATGAATAGAGCTGGTGGTTCTTGGGAAACAAATATTGCAGCTTTTGGTAGTGGAGCTGTTAAATTAGACTATGATAATAGTACGAAATTTGAGACACTATCTTCTGGAGTTCGAGTAGCTTCAGGTAATCTCTATATGTACGATAGTGGGGAAATAATTTGTGGAAATGGTAATGATCTAAAAATCTACCATGATGGATCTAATTCTTATATTACTAATGATACTGGTGTTTTAAATATACAAGGTGGTGGAGCTAATATTCAACTACAAGCAGTAGATGGAGAAAGCGGTCTAATCGTAAAACCTGATAATGCAGTAGAACTCTACTATAATGGTGTTAAGAAGTTCTTTACACTAAGCGATGGTGTTGAAGTAGACGGACATTTGTACTTAATGGATAATGATATCCTTAAGATAGGAAATGGATCGGACCTACAAATCTACCATGATGGCTCGGACTCATACATTAAAGATGCTGGTACTGGTCTTTTAGTTTTACAATCTGATTATTTACGAGTCAACAATGCTGCTGGAAATGAGACTATTATTAATGCAGCAGAGGACGGAGCCGTAGAGCTTTATTACGACGGCACACGTAAATTAGAAACTTTTGGTGATGGTATTTCACTTGATGATCATATAGCAATTAAAGATGCTAAAAAAGCTTACTTTGGTAATGGGTATGATCTTCAAATCTACCATGATGGGAGTACAAATTATATAAAAGGAACTGGGGCTCATGCTATAGAGGTTTATACTAGCAATACGAAACGATTTACAATCGGATCTAACGGTAATACTGTTTTTGAAGATGATGTAAAAGTATTTTTTGGGACAGGTTCAGATTTAAGAATTTATCATGATGGAACCCACTCATATATAAAAGATGCAGGAACAGGTAACTTAAAAATTGATGCTTCAGATAATCTAGAACTACAAGCTGGAGGTTCAACTAAAGCTTATACATACGCTAATGGATTATTTATATATGATGCACAGATTCCAGATGACGGCGTTTTAAATATTGGTAACGGATCAGATCTAAAGCTTTACCACAACGGAACTAATAGTTATATAACTAATAGTACTGGCTGGTTACAAATACAAGCTGATAATGCGGAATTTGTAAATGCTGCAAACAGTGAATATAAAGCTAGATTACTAAATGATGGAGCTGTAGAACTCTATCACGATGGCTCTAAGAAGATTGAGACAATATCAACTGGTGTCAACGTAACTGGTGGTATCAGGTTAGGTGGTAATAATGCTGCCAATGAGATGGACGATTATGAAGAAGGTTCGTGGACTCCATATTTCAGTTTTGGTGGTAGCTTTAGTTCTGGTTCTCTATCTCAACAAGGTGGAACTTATACAAAAGTAGGAAGACTTGTAATTTGTCATGGTATGATTACTCTGTCTGCTAAAGGTGCATCATCTGGAATCCCACGAATTTCAGGACTTCCTTTTGCTATGGGTGATAACGTAGCTAATACTGGTCAAGAAGGTGCTGGCTGGTTAACATGGTTTAGTAGTCTTGATGCTGGAGGATTTACAGTTGGTGGTGCTTTCTGGTTGGAATCAGGTACAACATATGCAGATTTGTATGGCTTTAAATCAGGAGAAGATTCAATAAACGCAATGTCTCAAGCTAATTTTAGAAATGACAGTGGACTTAGATTTACATTTATGTATATGACTTAAAAATGGCAATTACAAAAACACAAGAGAACGACAAAATAGAAGTCGTTTCAAAATGGAACATTCAAGTAAGAACTGCATCAATCATTAAAGAAGATGGTGTAGAACTTACCCGTTCCTTTAGTAGAAAAGTATTAACACCAGGGATACTTAAAGGTGGTACAGGATCTGATAAAGAGGATCTAGTAGCTACTGATATTAGTGGAGAAGATGCAGACGTACAAGCAATTTGTAATGCTGTATGGACTTCACAAGTCAAAGAAGACTTTAAAAATTTTTTAATTCAATCTGAAAACAACAAACCTAAATAACAATGGCAACAAAAACTTGGCAAGTCAACACCCTTCAGCGTGAACTAGCAGACGGGTATGTAAATAAAGTTATCTACCGTGTTAACGGTGAAGATGGTACATATAAATTCAGAGCAACTGGTGAAGTAGATCTTCCTAAGCCTGATACTCTAGTACCTTATGCTGACCTTACAGAAGAAATTGTACTTAAATGGGTTAAAGATAAACTAGATGCAGATAATGCTGGTACTGTAGCTAAAATTGAAGCTGCTGTAGAGAAGGGCGTTAACGAACAGAAGACTCCAACAACAGGTGTCGGTAAACCTTGGTCTTAAATTAAAGGTACCTGCTGTTCCTAAAGAACTACCTACGATGGAAATCGAGTTTAAACCACCTACAGCTCGGGTTCCTGGGTATGTACCTATGGTAATTCCTCCAAACAATTTGGAGACTCCTGAAGGGGTAGAAGCAGAAACTAAAGAAGAAACTGCAGCACCTCAAGTACAAATACCTGTATTAGACATACAGATGCCACTACCTACAGCAGAGGTGGTGGCAACTGCTACATATGCTGCTGTTGCAGCTGTAGCCACAACTACTTTAGCAACACCTTTCTTCGATCAGATTAAGAAGAAACTACAAAAATTTATTCAAGGTAAGGTTGACAAATGGAAGGAAAAGCGGAAGAAAAGAAAGGACTCCTCGGAAAGCTGAAAGATGCTGCTGAGGACCAAGAACATCAAATCCAGATTTTAGGTACATTTGTCAGGCTTGGCGTTGTAGTTTGGTCTGGATTTATCATTACAATGAACTACGTAGAATTACCTATGATTAAGAAAGCTGGGAATAGTGATATCACGTTCGTAGCTTCGGTATTTACAGGAGCACTTGCCACTTTTGGCTTGTCTACTGGTAATTCTAAAGATAAAGGAACACCTGTAAACTGCCCGATGGCTAAAAAGAAAGATGAGTGAATTTTTTCAAGTCATCGTATGGAGCTATGTTTATGGTCTAGCTGTTGTTTTATTATTTAAGTTTATTCAAGACACTGCAGAAGAAGAATGAAAAAATGGATTTTAACCCTGTTACTGCTATCACCAACTACTGTAAAAGCCGAATTAGTAACCCCAAACTTCACTCAGGGTTCTATGAACAGTACAACAACAACGACTCAAGAGATTGTAGAAGAAGTAACTACAACAACCTATGGGTCAGCATTAAACAAATGGTCTGGGGAAAATATAACCCATACATCAGCAACATCTGGAGGAATCGTAGATTCAGATTCAGTCTTTACAATACATACAGTTGGAGATCCCTTCACTTTAGAAATAACAACAAGGGCAGCAAGTCAAGTATTATCAGTAACAGAAATAGAAAGAGAAATCGACACTACTTCTACTACGGTATCCTTGTCAGTCTTCTCTCAGTAGCTCCAGTTAAAGCAGAAGAGAACAATGTATCTAATCCAGTTGCAGCTGCGACAGGTAATGTGACTAATCAGGCGGTGCAATTCCAAAATAATGGAGCACCGTCTAGACAACATTATGGACCTAATATAAGTTGTAATGGAGCTACAATGACCTTTTCTCCATTCTATATGGGGAATCATACAAAGCCTTGGGATATAGATGATGGAAAAATGAGTCCTTCTAGTTACACTTTAGGTGAAAACTGGGGTGGTCAACTCAACTTTATGATTCCCTTAGATCGAGAAGGTTTAAAAAGATGTCGTAGTATAGCAGCTAGACAAGAAGAAAAGATGCGTCTTGACTATGAGTTAGTTAGAGTGAAAAACTGTGCTGAATTACAGCAAAAGGGTTTTATGTTAAAACCTGGCTCAAGAGTTGGAGAGATGTGTTCTGATGTTATCCCTATAGCTAAATGGGAAAAAGATTATAAACTAGCTGTTAAACAAAAACTGGAAAAAGAATGTAAACCTATTCCAAAAGGATGGAAACAATGGCAGAAGCAAAAGTATCAGTGTCCGACGACACTAAAAAAGAAGTAAAGAAAAAAGAAGTAAAGAAAAAAGAACCTAAAATCGAGGTAAAGGTTCCTGGTAAACTATCAGAAAAAGCCACTCGTGGTACCCTTGACAAACGTTAATTTCACTAAACAAATGATTATCATCAAACCAATCCTAATGGCTTTCCTAACTTCAAACGCAGTTAAGGAATTAGTTATATCCCTGTTAGAAGCTTACGCTAATTCTACGGATAACACCATTGATGATCAAGCAGTTCAACTAATCAAGAAAAACTTATTTCCTGGTCTTAAAGAATAATGACTACAAAAGCTAAAAGAGCCACTGAAGCTCAGTTTAATGAACTTCACGGCATCCTGACAAAGGAGTTTTTAGCTAGGATAAAATCAGGTGAAGCTACAACAGCTGACCTGAAAGCGGCTGCAGATTGGCTAGCAAAGAATGATATTACAGGTGTAGCCTTTGATAGTTCCCCATTAGGGAAGCTAGCTGATCTTATGCCTCAAGTTGATTTTGATGCAGTACAAAACGCAGTTACACGCTAATGGCTCCTAAAAAACTTCCTGTTTCACAACTAAAGAAGAGTGCCAGAAACTACCGTAAGAACCCTTTATCTAGAGCAAAGAAAAATGCTGCTCAACGATCAAGGAACAAGCTCAAGATCAATAAAAAATACCGTGCCGAACTAAACCGTGCTCGTCGTAAAGACGGTAACTATGGTAAAGGCGGTAAAGATTACTCACATACTAAGCGAGGTACATTAGTAAGAGAGAATGCTTCAAAGAATAGAGCAAGAAACCGTAGTAGAAAATGACACCAGTACTTCCTAACGCAAACCATTACACTTACAACCTATTAGCTATGACTTCATCCGAGGCAAACCGACTCTGGAGAAAAGCTATTAAAGAGGCAAACAATTATGAATGTATTTATTGTGGAAAATCCCATAACGAGAATGATCTTACCATTGATCATGTTCACCCCAGATGTATGGGAGGTTGTTCCCATACTAGGAATTGTGTACCCGCTTGTGTTAAATGTAATCAAAGCAAAGGAAGTCAAAACTGGCTAGACTGGTTTAGGAA